AAATAAGGTGATAAACCTTCATTAGTATAATTATTTGGATCATTTGGGTTAGTATTACGAATCGAATCATATACCATTTCCTCAGCTAAATAAGGTACTTCATACCATACATTACCATCAGAATCTACTATGTCTAAAATGCCTACAATATTAGGAGCATTTATTGTAGTTGTAAAGAATTCTTGAGGAGTAGAACCAACACTAATAGTTGTTGTGTTAATTGTCGATGAAATAGCGTTTCTTGTCTTTTTAAGTAAATATGTAGTAGGATTATTACTAGCATCTACAGTATAAACTGTTACTTCTGTAGGGTTTAAAGAGCTTGAATCCGTAAAATCAATTGGGTCTTCTGTTAAGAAATTAATTTTAGCATTTGCTGAAGAACCAATTTGTGCATTTTCTCCTATTAATAGGGCATAATTATAATCTGGTTGGTAAAGGGAAGGCCCTGATACTACAGATGGGACTGTTTGGTAAAAATCTACACCAACAGTAGCAACTCCTGTAACTTGAGGTTTATACCCCATAACATACGCTAAATCAAATAAATTTTCAAATTTACGAGCAAATTGAGTATATGTTTCTTGTATTTGGTTATCTTGATAAAATGAAAGAACATCACCAATATAAGATGACATTTCCATAAACATCATACCAGGGGAAGCTTCTGTAAAGTCAGTGTATGTTGTTGGGAAATATGTTTTAGAGTAATTAATTAATGATGATCTTAGATCAGCAAAGTCTCTATTTAAGTATTTTATGTCTCTTGCTTGTGCCATTATCCAAAGTTAATTTCGATTTCATCAGATACCCCTTGTTGAGGTATTGTATATTTTATAATTACATTAATAGTATTAGTATCTTCAACAGCACCAACGTTAATAGCACTTATAGATACTGAAGGGAAATAAGTTGAAATTTTAGAGCTTATATCATCTTCAATGCCAGATAAAGTACCATTAGTAATTTGTTCAAAAATAAAACTTCTTAAACCACCCCCAAATTCAGGATTATCTAATCTTTCTCCTGGTTCTGTTAAGAAGTAATTAATTAAGTTATTTTTTATTGAATCTTTACTTGTATAATTACTTACAAAACATTGGGGTGTTGAAAATGGTAAATTCACTCCAACACCAGTATTGGGTTGAAAATCAGTAGTTGGTATTAAGAGTGGATTAAATGCCATTATTTACCTTTCATTAAACCCATGATTTGATCTAAACCAACATTACCTGTTGGTAAAGCACCATTTGTTGTATCCATTCCGGGGTGTACTTGTAAAGAATTTCCCATACCTTGTGCATTAGCTGAAGTAAATGACATGGTATCTTGACCACGCTTCATTCCATCTAAAACTCCCATCATATTTTCTCTTAATTTTACTTTATCATCGTCAGGTAAAGCTTGGTGAGTTGGTTGAATAGGAGTTGTCCCTGTTACTACAGTTTTAGGTGAGCGGACCGCCTCCAAAAGAATTTCTTTCAATTCTTCTTGAATAACTTCTCGTACCGATTCCTTAATGAGTTTTTTAAATTCTGTCGCTTTCATGATTATAAATATGTAAATTTAGTAGGACTTCAAATTATCCCTGTCAATAATAAATTTAAGTTCGTCGATTAATACTTGAGGATTTGAAGCAAATGAATATTCTGTTGATATTAGTACAATACCTGATCTATTTTTACCTACTGCTCTATTTTTATTTACTGTATCTGTAAATGGTAGGGTTTCTATCTCCAAAATAAACCCCTTATATGTACCATCATTTTCTGTTGCTGCCGCTATTAATTCATTATCGTATACAGTATTAATTGAGTCCGATATGCCTGTTAAATTAGCATTTGGGTCACATAATGTAATTAAAATATCTAATCTATCTAACAGATCTACACATCTTACAATAGTTGATTGTACTGTGGCAAATGCTGGTGATACTTGGGATGCTGTAATTTTAAGTGGTGGTAGATTTGGAGTACCATCTGATTTAAAGGTTATAGTATCTGCTATAGTATTTAAATCGTTAACAGCGGATACAACAGCCCCTGGGATTAGTGGTATGGCTTTTGCGGCTTGATTAATTGTAAAGCTAGCTCCCCTTAATATTTTAATTAGTGTTTCTAAAATCTCAGCAAATGAAGCCCCAAAATTAACACTAATAGTTAATGTATCTAATATTCTACCTGTGTTGTTTAGATAGTCTACAGCATTATTTCGTTTTGCTATGATTTGAGGTAATTGAACATTACAAAATTCTTCTTTAAGTTGTTCTCTTAATTCATCTATATTATCACTTTCCTCTTCTAAAGCTGCCTCTAGTTTAGCTATACCATATTCTTTAATAAGATTAAACGCTAATGGTATAACAAATTTAGATAATTTTTGACTTTGCTTTAATATTAATGAACCTAATCTTTGTAATCCTGTAGGTTTTGAATCTTCAGTAACTGCATTGTTAATGCCATCTATATCAGTAGATGTTAATTCAGACTGTTCAACACTTTCTTTTTTAAGTTGTTCTTTTATTTTTCTTTGTTTTACAACCTCTTTAGGTTTTTTAGCTGTTACAGTAACTTCATTTAATAGGGATGATTGAAGTATTTTAGTATATCCTACTATTCTTCCAGTATTATTATCAGGATTGTAATCTTCAACCTCAAATGTATAATTAGTTTGTTTTATATTACTACCCTCTAGGATTCGATTCCAATTAAATAATTCCTGTTCAGCCGTAGCAATGGGATCATTTGAAAAAAATAATCTAATAAGTGAATCTGATATGTTAGGGTACCTTAATGTAATTTGTTCAGCCATTATACCGTCTTAGTAGTTTGAGATAATATATTAGATAATTCCGCTTTATAACTTCCTATTTTATTATTTATGGCTTGTGCTATTAAATTAGTAGGTGCAGTTGGAGAACCAACGGGAACACCTAATTGGTTTTGGAGAGCACCTGTTAGATATTCAAAATCAGTTAATATTTTTGATAAAAGATCTACTAAATCATCTCCCAATACTACAGGTTGAGCTGTTTCTATACCACCTAAATATAATTCAGGGGTTTGAATTACGGTTTTAGTACGAGCATCTATATTAACAGATTCTACAGTATTTAAATTAATTGATTTACCTGATGATAGTAATATATGGTCTGAAGTAGAATTAAATAATAACCTACCAGAATTTAAAATTATTTGTTCCCCATTATATTGAGTAGGTGTTGTTGGTGGAGTATCATACGATAAATAATCGTTTTGAGATGATACTTTGATTGGGATTTGTTGTGTTGATGTAAAATAAGCAGATGAACCATCTAAGTTAATGTCTTCTGTAATAGAATTAAATAGGGGTTGTTCTGTGTGTTTTTTATTAGTTAAAATAGTAATAGGATCGCCTATTGAACCCGTTGATGACCAATTATTTTCTATGGATGTATTACTATTAGCAACAGTATTGCCAAATCTAAGTGAATTACCAAATCTACCATCTATAATATAGTCACCCTCATATGGAAATGTAGGGTTTGGGATATTATCTTCATTAAAATAAGTACCTGGGGTGAATGTTGTATTAGATGATGAAGTTGGTTTATTTGGATTACCAACAGCTTCTACCTCTAAAATTCCTTTATTTTGACTTGAAGGAGTAATAGTTTCTGTTGGGTAAGGTATAGGATTCGATTGATTACTATTCCATAAATTTAAGGGGGATAAATAATAAAAAGTTAAATTATTAAAATTATTTTTATATTCCCTATTGGCTAAAGCTATAACTAATACAGTTTCATTAGTTAGCGGATAGTTTTTTAAATTAGGAAATAAAGGCAATACATTAACTAAAATGTTAGCACCACCTAATTGTATCTCATCTAAAACTTGTACTTGAGCGTATCCATTAGTTGGAGTACCACTTTGATCGATTTCTAATATCCTTCCAGATAACAATTTACCCGTAAGATTTTTTAAATCATCTCGAGTAGAATTATTAACAATATTCCCTAAACTTTTATATAGGGTTTGACCCGATTTTAGAACTCCGGCCATTATTATTTAATTTGGAGTTTTTCCATTTCCTCAAGTAATTGGGATTTTTCCTCTTCACTAATACCTAAACCACCTTCTTCATTAGATGAATTTAAAGCACGTTGTACTAACGTAGCCATTTTAATTAATGCATCATCATTTTTAACCCCAATTTCCATGTATTCTTTAATAAGGGGTACGATAAGTGTAGCGTCACCAATGTCGGTAACCATCGGTTTTAATTCGGATATAAGCGCGGTTACTTGTGCTTCGCGGCGCTTTTGGTTATTATAAATTTCCTCGAGTAAATCGGAGAATTTTTTATTACCAAATACTGTTTTTTCGAATTGTTGGCTCATATTTATAGTGTTTGTTCATGTATAAATATAACCTTATTCGAATTCTACATATCCGTTTTCAAGATAGAAAATGTAGTTATCCTTAAATATAATATATAAT